GCCCAGCACCTTGTTCAAAGTCTTTTCTGAGATGCCACATCGTAGATCTTTGATCAACACACGACGACAAACTGTATTCCACTCCACACTGTCAAACAGTTGAGACACTTTGGCAATGCGATCACGAGCACGATGGCCAGTGATAGTACGATTACGCAGATCTTCTAGTAATGCCCAGAAAGTGGTCCAAGGGTTGGATGCATGATCAATACCTTGAGTTTCCGGCACTTGTCGCACACCAAACACATGGAAGGGATTGTAGGCTTGGTAAGCGTTGAACAAAAAGCCCTGAGCACTGGCACTGCCCAATTTTGCAGCCATCAGGGCTTTTTCGATTACTTTCTCTTTGTGTGATCGGCTGTCGGAACTTTCAAGATCTTGGATCCAGTCGGCTGACATAATTACACCATCAAACCTTGTGTCACTAAAATCAATTGCATTCATATATTTAATCTCTTACCATGAGCTATTGTAAAACACTCTCAAACCTAGAAACAATTCTGCTCGAGCAGTCTTGATGAAGGCTAGATCATCTTGGTAGTATTCTTCATCAGCATCGCGACCAAAAAAGAAACCACTAGTGGCCGGCAATTGCTTGTGCGTTACTGCCTGCTCCAGTGCATCAAGGTCTGCCCAGGTCAGTTCCAGTTCAACACCGTTGAATGAGCCGTAGTCTAGATTTTTTGATTCAGCAAGTTGTTCCATCCAGCCATGCAGGTTGGGATGCTTGCGCCAGTAGGCCAGTTCGCGGCCATCGCCTAGACCGGCTTTGTGAGCTGTGTATGCGTACATGTCTAGTCCCATTACATTACCTTTCTGATTGCAGCCATTGCTTCAGGAAACTGCGTCATGTTTTCAGTGTCAAGATCCAGTTGGGCCAAAGTGGCCTGTTCCAGCAAGCCGAGTCCGTAACGCACATCATCTTCACCCACTGCCTTGGCCCATTCACAGATGTCCTTATGGTTCTGCAGGCTCATGAGAATTTGAAGGTCAATGCTTTGATAACGGTCAAAGCCCAGGCAACTAAAATCAATTTTTTTGTCGTTCAAGACAATCTCCTTAGCCTATCAAGGTCCAGTACAGTGTCAAGGGCACTGCATATATCACAGTGGCGTGAGCAAGATCAATCAGCAATTGTCGCATCATGTGATTTTCCTATCAGGCTTTGGATGAAAGATATTCAAACAGGATCCACTTGGCACGATTCAGCATTTGACGCTGATCTTCCTGGATGTTGGCCAGCGTGTCTGAGTCATAGGGACCGTAAGCCATCATCTCTTGGCAATCGCTCATGAGGCTGGCCGCCATCATAGCAGGACCACTAGAACGGAAAGTCATGCTGGACTCTACTGCTTCACGCATGCCTTTTTCAGTTACACCATACATGCCAACTTGGCGTTTTTCTTGCTCAGTAAGTGCTTGGTAAGTTGCTGTGGGCATCCGGAACTCCTTGTTGCTGTTTAAGTGTATATTATAGCATTTCGGTGAATAAAGGTCAACCAAGCACTACCACGCGGCGTGTGCCTTCGTAGTCACCCTCATCTTCGTACATGTCATCTTCGTCCAGGAGTTTGTTCATGCGGTGGTACTCGCTGTACTTGATCAAGGCCAGATCCACGCGGTCCACAGAAGGGGCAACCTGGGTCTGCCAGTGGTCGCCGTAGTTGTAGCTAAAGTGTACTTCGGCAGTAGGGTCCAAGAATTGCAGGGAATTAATGAGTTCCTGTACTGTCATGCAGTGCTCCTTGTTGCTGTTTAAGTGTTAATTATAGCACAAGTGTCAATTTAGGTCAAATTGCAAAAAATCAAGCTAGCCAAGTACAGCTCAATTCAGCATACGTTGGTATGTTTAATTACACAACACCAGGTAATTTTGATCAACCGGCCGATTCGGCTTCGGCCACTGTGTAACTACTGCCCAGAAGTGGCGCCACAGGTGGTGGAGTTTCTGGTTGGTCGGGCACAATGTCATAGCCGTTGACGCCTGCAGCAGCCAGTTGCACTTGATTGCGGCCTTCTCGCATGGCCCCAATGATGGCCTGACCTGTGTCACTGGTTATGTCCACGATCAGTTCAAAAAATTGTGCAGCTTGTCCCACTGCAACGTCTGTGCCTAGACCAGTAAAACTAACTATCAGGGCCATCACGCTGGTCTGATCACCTGCTATGAGTTCACTAAAGTCAATAGCAGCTTTGCCTTGATTGATCACTTCTAAAGTGGCATGATCAGCCACGGTGGCAAATGCACTGTTGAGGGTTGCAGTATCAGTACCCATGGCTGCGGCTGCAGTGACAATGGCTGACTGTGCCAATGGAATCAGTGCGACAATGGCGTCCTCAGCGTTAGCATATGTTCCAGCACCGGGTCCAGACGGAATAACCACCGGACCCGATACAGGATCTCCAAACGATCCGTTGACTGTGCCCAGCATGTTGGCATACACTGCAGACAGTGTAGTTAGTGTTCCGTCTGCAACTCTTGCAGCCAAAATAGTGTTCACCTGAGGCAGTACCTCCACCGCAGGAACTCCGGCTGCTGTGCCAAAAAAATCAGTGATCAAGTATGTGCCGTCAGGGCCCGAGCCACCGGCAAAAGTATTGAGGTAAAAGTTTTTTACTGCATCAGTAATAGGTTGAGTTTGGGTCTCGACCAGGGGCAGATTTTTTAGAGTTTCTAAGGTCATACCAGTATGGCTGCCAACTGTGGCAATGTTAGATTTTGAATACCGCTGACCTGTTGCAGTTGAAACTGCAGGGCCTTGTTGGCCACAGCCTGGTCAGGAGGTATAATTTTACCCAATTCGTCACAGCCCGAGGCTGTGGTTGCATTGAGTTCTTGGCTGATGCCTGAGTTGACCGAAGCGTCTGGTGCATAGATCAATTGATCACCAAACTTCAATGTAGGATAACTTGTGGGCAAAATCTGAGTGGGATCTAACAAGTCAGCCATATCTGCTAGTGGCAAATTTACGCCCAACACTGTTTTTACTTCTTCCAGGCAATCTCCACCGACTAAAGTAAAAGCCCGATAGGCTTTTTGTTGCAGGCGGTCAAATTGGTTGGCACTTAATCCATTGGGGTTGAACAAACTGGCTCGATTGTTGCTGATCAGATCAATGATGTCTTGCGCACCAAGTCCTGTTGAACGCAATGCAATATCCACGCACGGCAGTGTGCTGTTGCCCATGTTGCCCACGGCGGCCAACTGCTGAAGAACCGATGCTGGTTCCCCAAGATGTACAATATTGGGCAAAGAAATCAAAAAACCCAAGTTCAAAAGGTCTGCACCCAGTGCAGGCAATGCCAGCGACACCTTGGTGAGATCGCCGGTGATCATGTCGTCAAGGTTGGTAAATGTTGGACCAAGATATTCGTTGGCGTTGGCTGCGCTGATGATGAACATATTAACTTGTGTCACATATCCTTGTGCTGCTGAGAACGCCTGTGCAAATTTTCCCACATCGCCTGAGCCCAGTTGTATGTTGCCTACATTTTCTAGAAATCCTAAAAACCCCAAGCTGTTGCCCACAGGAAACGGTGCAGTGTTGGCTGACGCAGCAGGAATACTGTCACCCAATGCAGGACATACTGAATTTCCTAGAGTTTGCAAACTCAGAATAGTAGCGTTGGCCAAGTTAGCATCATTGGCCAAACTCAGTGTGGCCAACAGATTTGCAATGGGTGCAATGGCTTCGTATTGTTGCACTGCACCTGAAAACACACTGTTGAGTGCTATTCCGGTGTTTTGCAACAGACCAGCACCGCTTGTGAGCTGCAATGGTGTCAATACGCCTTGTGTCATTATGCTACCCTGACGTCGGGACTGCCGCCTGATCGAGCGTGACCACAGGTGTCTACATCAGATGAAGTTCTTATGATGGGGTTGCCGCCTGCCCTTACAGTTGCTGAACCACCACTGGTAGTGGCTGAACAGTGTTTGGCACCGCCTTTTCGGCCACAATATGGATGAGGTGTTACAGAAATACCAGGCACAACCACAGGCCGGCCGTTAACTCTCACGGAAGCCACACCACTTGCGGCCACTCCTCCTGCTGAGTTTGCATCTCCCTGTCGTTGTACTGCTGGCATATTATCCTAGTATAAGTTTCTTCTCAGGCACCTTGATGCCAGTGGTTGCTTCAATGTACTTCATTTTGACTTCTTCGTCAGTGAGTGCATAGATTGCAACATTATTAATATTTATTGTGACCGAAGCCTTGCGTTCTGCGGTAAACACACTGGGCACCAGACCCAGCCCTTGTGGACCCGGTGCCACGCTAACTGGCTCACTTACTGTGATAAAATTGTATTCAATCAGTTCTACTCTTGCAATCAATTCTTCTCCAGAGTTGAGTTTAAATGTGCAAACCTGTCCCAGTGTTTTTTCAATATTCATTATGCTAGCTTCTTTTTAAGTTCTGTAAATCCACCCACAAGTTCTTCATCCAAGAAGATCTGGGGTACTGTGCGAGCTGTTGGTACTGCTTCTAGTAGTTGTTCACGTGTCCAGTTCTGGCTCACGTTGCGTTCTTCATATTCAATACCTCGAGATTCCAACAGTGCTTTTGCTTGAGTGCAGAAAGGGCAGGAATCTTTTGACCATACTATTGCTTTCATTTATTTTCCTTCTTTTGATTTGTCGTAAGTTTTATCAAATATGTCTGATTTGACAACACCATAATCTCCAGTGCCGTGCTTGACAATATAATCGTTGCCCTTGGTATAATTTAGATCTCCCCAGCTTGCTTTGACAACACCGTCATGGTCAGCAAGTTTAGCAATCTTCATGATTTTCTTGGGTGTTGCTGTGCCATCACCATTGTCGTCGTAGTAGGCAGCAAACTTGATGGGACTCACAGGATATTTTTCGCCCTTGGGCCCAGTAATAATCTTGTGACCAACAGTGTACTTAACAGGACCTTCTAGTGTTTCCACAGTGCCATTATCGCTTGCTGTTTCGTAGCTGATGGCAGTAGGGTGTTTGAAAGTTTTAAAGCTGCCTGAATCAAACCAGGCATCATCCACTCGTGGTGCGGTTGCTGCAATAGATTGTCTGATATCATCATTCATTTTTATAGTTCCGGTAGTGCATCGTAGTCTAACTGATCGCTCATGACTCCGATAACATAGTTAGTTGATTCAGACTCTTGCAGTGCAGTTTGTTTGTTTGATGTGTTCACATGTTTGTTGAACCAAGGAATGGGTGTGCTACGAGGCGCAGGTTCTTGATATTTGATACCAATATCTTTAAGTGCGCCCACCGCGGTGTAGTCCACAAAGTCTTTGAGAATGTTAGCATTCAATCCAATTACGGGTCCTTTGTTGAACAGATAGTCTGCCCAGGCCTTTTCTTCACGAATCACATCCAGGTACAGGGCATATACTTCGGCTTCGCATTCCGCTTTGGCAGCAGCAAAACGTGAATCTTCTTTGACCACCTGATTGATAACATAACCAGTCCATTCCTTGTGCAGGATCTCGTCTTGTAAAATCAAACTGATGATGTTGCCATTACCCATGAAGATCTTGTTTTCTACCATGGCCAAACTGGTGGCAAATGATACCATAAAGCGGAATGCCTCCAGTGCATAGGATGCATTGAGTGCCATCCAAATGGCCTTGATGTGTTCATGCTCGGGAAATTCTTCCAGCAGTTCTTTGCGGCAATTGATCATGTGTAGTCGATCATAATAGTTGCCCACACTTGATGCCATGTTGATAATTTCCTGTGTGTCATGGATTGTGTTGAACACATCCTTGGGCACATTGTAGATATTGCGAATGATATGGCTGTAGCTCTTTGAGTGAATGTTGGTTTCAAAGAATGTCCAGTTGTAGACCAAGGCTTCTAGTTCGGGCAAGCTGATCACGGGCGTAAAGATTTGACTTGGTCCACGTCCTTGTAAACTGTCCAATGCTGTTTGACGCAGCAGGTTGCTGGTAAAGATGTGGCGTACTGTTTCGCTGGCATCTTTGAAGTCATTTGAATCTTTGGTCAAGCTGACTTCTTCAGGTTGCCAAAAGAAACCACGTGCCGTGGCTTCGTAGTCTGCGATCTTTTTGTACTTGACTTCTTCAAAGCGTTGAATTGTCACAGGACCCGCAGGATCCAGAAACATCTTGCGATTGAGATAGTCTGTCTTTGTGTTTAAGTTGTATTGTGCTCGGCTCATTGTTTGTCCTATTTTAGTTTACTTGTATCCCAGCCAGCAGCCAGCCGCCGTCGGATTTTAATTTGGTCATGTTCCAGACTTCTTCAAATGCCTCAGCTTCTGCTCCTATGGTGTCTTGTATTGTGCCAGAAAATTCCACACTGGCCATGTAATTGACATCAGTTTCTTCTATGCCCAACAGTTTTGTTTCTAATGATATTACTGCTGTTCTATACTCTTGTGCGGCATCTCGAGACGCCAATTGTTGTTGTATTTCTTTCAACATGGCGTCTGTCATCATGTTGCTGAGAGTGGCTGTGTCTGCACGATCCCATGCACTTTGCAATAGTACAAAGTTCTGTTTTGCGGCTGATTCAAAACCTGCTACATCAAACCCTGCAGGAATTGTCCACGTTGTAGTCAATGCTGATCCAATCATTGATCCTCCTGAGAAACGGGTGGGCTGGTCGACTATAGGACCAGCTTGTGGTGGTTGATAAGCAAGGTCAGGGAAACTGGCCATCATACGTTTGCGCATGAACCAACCAATTGCTGCCATTATTGCAACACCAATCAACAGCGCCATCAAGATATTACCAAATGCCGCACCCAGACCCAAGCTGCTGGCCAACCAGGCCAGGCCAAGACCTGCTGCCAAGCCTCCCAGCATGGCACCCCATGGGCGACTTGGTGCAGGTGCTGCTACTGGTGGTGCGGCTTGTGCAGGTGGTGCGGCTTGTTTTTTACTCACGTTAGAACTTTGTTGTCCTACACTTTTTCCACCGCCCATGCGTTTGGCTGCTTCTGCGCTCACGCTGGCAAATGCCATCATAGCCACTAATATCACTGTAATTAATTTTTTCATATTATCTCCTAATATTTTTTGCTTGCAAGCACTATCTTGCAAATGTGTTCCAGTCTCTCTA